GCTCCTGTGCAGAGACTTCGCTCAAATATGTCCCCTCCGGCGAAGATCGCCCACGCGCCGCTATCGAAACCGCGCGGAAGTGGGCGCGCGGCAAAGCAACGATCGAAGAGGTTCGACGAGCCGCCGACGCCGCCTACGCCGCCGCCGCCGACGCCGCCTACGCCGCCGCCGCCGACGCCATCCACGCCGCCTACGCCGCCGACGCCATCCACGCCGCCTACGCCGCCGACGCCGCCTACGCCGCCGCCGACGCCGCCGCCGACGCCGCCTACGCCGCCTACGCCGCCAACGCCGCCGCCAACGCCGCCGCCGCCGCCGCCGCCGCCGACGCCGCCGCCGACGCCGCCTACGCCGCCTACGCCGCCGCCGCCGACGTCCGCGCTAAAGCTCTGGCAGAGTGCGCGAAGATCGTGCGCCGTGAGATCAAGGGGCCGCGCGCATGACCTCCCAATCTCAACTCGATCCACCCACCTCGCCCACCCCGCTCGAGCCTATGGACACGCCAGCTACGCAGCCTCCTCTCGATCTTCCTCACATGATCGACCAGGTGAATGGCATTCAAACTTTTTTGAGCGCCGAGCGCGAGCGGGACGAAGCCAGGAAGCGCGCCTGGGACCGAGCCAACAAGATGCTGCGCGGGGAGACGAAGGAAACAGAAGAGAAGGAGTCGCCTAAGTGAACAGGGACTATGTACCTGATTTCCATGGGGGTAGAGATGGTCTTTCGTTTTTATCCAGGAACTAAAAGGACAACGCTAAACGCATTTGGTGAGCCGATTCATTGGATTGGGCGATGGACCGAGCATGAGTATAAACTGTGGCTTAAATGCGAGACTGAAGATCATCTGCGCTCCGGCTTTTATTTTCAGGTGGCGCAGATCCACGAAAAGCTCGCCCTTGCCACAGGGAGGGATCATGGGTGGCCAAAAGCTATGCCTTGGCAGCTACGACTCTCGCTGTTTTTATCATATAAATCTGGATGGACTCCGAAGAGGAGCGCGTATACCACGATTGGAATGAGCGTACATCAGGTCATGGACGCTTTTCGTGACCTTGAGGAGTGGGCTTTTGCTCACGAGAAGGAAGTATTTGACTTGATCAAATATCCACCGGAGCCTCCAGAGATCGAAGGAGCTTTGGGAGGGTCGGCGAAATGATCGAACGCATAGTGGGTGCGGGGTTACTGATCGCGGTGGTGTCGTTTATGGGAATGATGATAACCGGCATATGTGGTTTTTACCCATCTCTCCCGTATTACGTGTTTGGTGCGGCCATGCTTTCTGGATTTGGGATTTTTTTTCTTGTCCTCATTTATGCCCTTGCCCTCTGGGTATTCACAGGCAAATCGGTGATTGACTAATGTCCCTGACATCCACAGCCAAATGTGATCTCTGCGGCGCCGAGCGCAAGCAATGCAACCACTGGTTCCTCGGCCGTATCAGCCGCGGTGTGCGCCGCCGGCTGGCCATCCTGAGCTACACTGACGCCGAGGCCGCCCAGGGCGGCGACATCCTCTGTGGAGAAGGCTGCCTCCATAAGTGGCTGACACAAAACCTGGAGAAGTTGGTGGCCAAACCATGAGCGATCGAATTCGAAATCTGCTTCACAAATCCAGGCTTCGTGATTTTGCGGAGTGGGCCAAGCGCCAAGGCTACCAAGAACAAACCAATCTTGCGGATTTTCAGGTTCTTCGTTTGCGGCCACCGGATGGTTCGGGAATTTTGGTATTTTACGCAAAGCTCACCGGGGACCACGTTACCGCTTTCGGTGATGGAACGGATCTTGTTCGGAAATGGATCAGGGAGCGGGACGAGCCGCAAACTGCCGATGGCGCAGCACAAGAAGCCAGCGGATGGCCATACTATTGAACTTCGAGCCCGCCCCCGGCCGGTTGGCGTCCCCCTTCCCGCAGGGGCATTAAAGCAAGCGGCTCGAATAGCGGGAGCGGAGACCTCGACCACTCTGCTCCCGCTGGTATTTTTAAGGAGAATGGAAGACGAGCGAACAACGAGAAAAAGAACTTCAGCGGTTGGCCACTTTGGCAGAGCGAACTTTTCCTGGCACTATGCGTGATTTACGAGTGGCCGATCTCTTAGCTTTCATTGGGGTCATTCACGACACCGCGCCGGCCAAATCCGATTGGATCAACCGGCACGACTAAACTTCCATGTCCCTCCACCCCATCAATTCCGAAACTCTCCTCCGCGAGCTTGACCTGCGCACCGCGGGCTGGGGCAACACCAAGAAGCTGGCCGCGGCGGTGGGCATCGAGCCCGCGCATCTGCGTGAAATAAAATGCGGCCGCCGGCGGATGAATCAAAAGGTGGCTAGTGAACTCGGGTACGAGCTACGTTGGGTGCGGAAGGTGAAGCAATGAATGAGAGGCCGGCATACGTTCTTGGCATAGATCCGGGACTGTCCGGGGCGCTCGCAATTTTCGATCTTTGCACTCGCGATGTCGAAGTTTTCGATATGCCTGTGACTGATGGAAAAGTAGACCCCGCAAAGCTGGCGGCTATTGTTGATATGTGCAAGACGCGGGGACCCGTGGTTGCGGCGATCGAGCTAGTGAGCAGTATGCCTCGGCAAAAAGGTTCCTTCAATTTCGGTGTCAGTGCTGGAATTTTGCAAGGAGTCCTTGGCGCCCTGGGCGTTCCTTTCAGCATGGTGCAGCCAGCGCAGTGGAAAGGCGCGACGGGCCTGCATAGGATGTCAGGAGAGACCCAGGCGGATGTCAAAACGAGAGCGCGTTTTATAGCGACGAAACTCTGGCCTGAGCACGCTACCGATTTTAAACGGATCAAAGACGACGGACGCGCGGAATCGAGTTTGATTGCCCGCCACTACGCGAGCAAGATGGGGTGGATTTGAAATGGGCGACGCTGCGGATGACGCAATCGATCGGGGGATGGACGAGTGGCTGTCGGGCGAGTACGACGACGAGGGCTATTCCGGCAGCGAATTTTATTCGCATTCACAGTCTTGCCGGTATTGTCGAAAGCCAGATTTGCATTGGAATATTCTGGCCGGAAAGTGGCGGCTTTTTGGCGCAGACGGTGCGGTGCATAGATGCGCGCCGAAAGCGAAAGAAGTGTTCAAGTGACATATCGCGCGCCGCTCATCACTCCTTTTGATTACCAACTGACTGGTGCGGATTTCCTCAAGATTCGCACACAAGCGCTTTTAGCTGATGTCCCAGGGGTGGGCAAGACGGGGACTGCGATACGAGCCTTGGACCTCGTAGGCGCCGCCAATGTGCTTGTGGCTTGTCCTGCGAGTACGAGGGTCCAGTGGGCCAGAGAGTTCGAGCGTTTCAGTCCGATGGATCGACCGTTGCAAGTCGTTATGCCAGGAGACACTCCACGTACTTCTGGAGTGGTGATTATTTTTTACGATGCGATTGTGAAACATCTTGATTTGCTCATGTCAGTTCAATGGGACGTGCTTATAATTGATGAGGCCCATGCACTAAAATCCAGATACAAAATAGGCAAAAAAACCACTGGATACCGTACAAAATCGATCTACGGTTTTGGAAAAAGATTTCCTGGTCTCATTACAAAAGCCACTCGCACTTGGAGATTAACCGGCACGCCAGCGTTGAACCACGCGGGGGAACTTTGGACCCATGTCAAATCCGCCGGGCTAACTACCATGCCCTATTGGGACTGGGTTTATAAATTTTGTGAAGGCTTTGATTCTGAGCACGGGTTCAGGTTTACCAAGCATAAAAATGTAGCCGAGTTGCAAGCAATTCTTGAGCCGTTCATGTTGCGTCGTTCTAAAGCTGAAGTCCAACCTGATCTCAAAGAACCCAGGTTTGAAGTTGTCACTGTGGAGAGGTCTGAAGCCGCTCTGGCTCCTGAGTTTCGTGCGCAGATTCCGCAGCTAATCCAAGCTGACGAAGAGTTGCAAGCAGCACTTGTGTCCACCGGTCCTCGACACGAGATTGACATTCTTGAGTCGGCGGCATCGAGCCTGGCTACTCTCAGGCGATACACAGCGATGTGTAAGTTACCCGCGATCGCGGAACAAATCGAGGCGGATCTTACCGATGGCCAAATCTCCAAACTTGTCGTCTTTGCGATTCACAAGATTTGCATTCGTTGGCTTGCTGAAAAGCTCAAAGCGTTCAATCCTGTTATTCTCTCAGGCGATACCCCAGGGCATTTGAGGCAGGAGCACATCGATCGATTTCAGAATGATTCTGCCACTCGTATTTTTTTGGGAAATATTATTGCGGCGGGCACCGGTGTCGACGGGCTGCAGAACGTTTGCGATGAGGCGATTTTTGTTGAACAGGATTGGGTTCCAAGTTCGAACGCACAGGCAATTATGAGACTCTGCCGCATTGGGCAAAAGAATCCCGTACGCGCCAGAATCTTCAGTTTGTATGGAAGTGTTGATGAACGAGTTCAGGATGTGTTGACGGATAAGATGCGTGAATTGGCCAGGATTTTATGACCTAAAACTTTTTCTGAAATTTTTCTCTTGCATTTTCAACGAGCGTGACATAGGATTATGTCGAAATCAGGACCAGCAAACATCCGAAAGGCAAAAAATGAACATCAATTTTAACACAAATGACATCGGTCACGCAGAAGTACGCGGGCTTATGGCACTTCTATCCGCTTTGTTCCCGAACACCAACATCCACATCACCGGAGTCAACGCCGCGCTCGCACAGTCTCCAATCCCCACAACCGAAGAGCAAGCCATCGCCGGCGTCCCCATCGAGACCGCGCAGGCCGCCGCAGCGTCGCAACCTGAGCCTCCTGCTCCTCAATCCGAACAGCCTACTGTTACTCGTCATCGCCGTACCAAGGCACAGATTGCTGCCGACGCTGCCAATGCCGCGGACGGAGGTACTTCGACGGACCCTACTCCAGCGGGTTCGAGTGGGCTCGCAGCAGGCTCCGATGCACCGTATGTGGTGGCCAGCGGCACTGCACAGGCTGCAACTGCAGCGACCAGCACTGCTCCTGCCTCCGCTCTTAAACCCATTTCCGCTGAAGAGCTGCGCTCTCTCCTCAACGCTTTCATTTCCAAGCACTCCATGGAAGAGGCGATCGAGAAGCTCCGTTCTTTCGGCTGCAACCGCGTCACCGAAGCCCTGGCCCTCGAGCCTGCAAAGCTGAACGAACTCGCCGCGGTGCTCAATGGCTAGCCTCGCCGTCATCTCCAAAGATCACTCGAATCTCCCGCCGTCCGGGGCAGAGCGCTGGATGACCTGCCCCGGTTCGGTTACGCTTTCCGAGGGCATGCCCGAAGATTCTTCCGAGTACGCAGACGAGGGCACTCGGGCGCACGCTTTCGCCGAGCGGTGGTTGCTCATGCACTTCGCGCAGCACGGCACGGAGCCTCCCGCTTCCACTGCGGAAGAGATCGAAATTAAAAAGCACGTCAAGACCTACATCGACGAGTGCATCCGGCTGGCGCCCAAAGGGGCTAAAGTGTTCGTCGAAACAAAAGTTACCCTCAACAAAGATGTGTGGGGTACCGCGGACTTTATTGCCTGGCACCCGGATACGCACATTCTTTACGTGCGGGATCTCAAGTACGGCGCTGGCGTGCCTGTTTCTATCGAGCGCAATATCCAGCTCCGCATTTATGCCCTGGCCGCGCTGATCACAATGAAGTTGCCGACCAATGCGGTCAACATCGGCGTTGTTCAACCGCGGTACGATCATCCGGACGGTTTCGTGCGCAGTATCGACTTTGATACCGCCGATCTTCTGGACCTGCATGCGGACGTACTGGATGCGGTCAAGCGGGTCGATGAAGCGAAGGAAAAGTCTCCTTTCTATCCACAGGGAAGCGCGACTTGGGCCGGCACAGCGTCGGTTTGGGAGCGTGAGTTTCTTTCCCCATCGGAGAAGGGCTGTCGGTGGTGCCAAGCCTCTGCCAAATGCCCGGCGATCAAGAAGCGCGCGCAGGCTTTGGCCAAACAGGTGTTTGCTCCTGGTCTCGCCTATGATCCGATGCTGCTGGCGCAGACTCTCGACTTCCTGCCGATTCTCGAGGGCTGGATCAAGAACACGCGCGAATTCGCTTACCAGGAGGCCGAGAAGGGCATCGAGGTTCCCGACTACAAACTGGTCGAGAAGCGAGCTGTCCGTGATTGGAAGGCAGATGTTATTCCAGCGCGTGTCGCGAAGACTCTCGGAGTGGAAGTCACCGAATTGTTTAAGCCGGCTGAGTTGATCAACATCGGCGATGCTGTGAAACTCGCCCCCGGTAAGAACACCAAGGAACGCGACGCTGTGCTTGAGCCCTTTGTCGAGCGCAAGTCCAGCGGCCACACCCTGGTGCATGTTTCCGACAAGCGCGATCCGATCCGGATCGATGCCAAGGCTGCTTTCTCCCCCGTACTTCCGAATGTCCTGTCATAAAGACACTCGACAACCACAACCACTAACCCACAAAGGACAAATCAAATGGACAATCTGATTACACCGGAATTCCGCGCCACTTTCATCAGCGTCTTCAAAGCCACAAGCATGCAAAACGCTGACGGCTCCGTCAGCAAACCCAAGTACAGTATCCGCGCCGCGTTTCCTCCGACCGCTAAACTGGACCCGCTCAAGAAGGAAGCCGAGGCTGTGGCCAGGGAGAAGTGGGGGGACAAGATCCCGAAGATCCTGCGTTCTCCGTTTCGCTTGAACGAGGAACTTGAGGCTCCGATCGTTGGCATCGGCGACGATTGGGTCATCATGTCTTTCAGCGCCAACGAGGACCGCCGGCCTGGCATCGTGGACTCGAAACTCCAGGACATCATCGACGACAGCGACGTGTACTCCGGCGCCTGGTATCGCGCCCAGGTCCGTGCCTTCGCCTACGAGAAGGCCGGCAACAAGGGCGTCAGCTTCGGTTTGCAGAACGTGCAGAAGATCAAAGACGACGATCCCCTCGGCAACGGCCGCATTCCCGCGAGCAAGGCGTTCGAGCCCGTGGATGTGCCAACCGACTCAGGCGGCGGCAAGACCGCAACCAGCATCTTTGGCTGATTTCATTTTGCGAGCAGGGGGCCAGGAGCATTTGGCCCCCGCCTTTTTTTGTGAGAGTGTGAAAATGAGAATTCCAGTTGACAAAGAATTTTTGGAGAAGGCTAAGGAACTTGGTCTGCCACTTTACCGAGTACAAATTGATTGGCGTTTTGTACCTAAAGAGAAACGGCATTTGAAATCGCATGAAGCGTGTGGGTATATGAGCCTACAAGATGCTTCCAATTTGTTTCGTCTATCGCTTCGCGATTTTGCTGAGAAGGCTGCGGCGGTCGACGCTTGCGAGCACAAATGGGTTTGTGGGCTCGATCAGCAACAGTGCATGGAAGATTGTCACGGAGACCATAATCCGAATCATCTAGTTTGCAGCAAATGTGGTGCTTCCAAGAGTCATTTGAAAAAAGAAGCGTAACTTTTCTGAACGGACCCCCATGCAAAGCCTCGGCGCGGATTTTGAGTCGTTTTCCGAAGTAGACCTGAAAAAATCAGGCTTGCATAACTACGCCACGCATCCCTCGACCGGCGCGCACTGCCTCTCTTACGGTCCCGATCCCGATCACATCAAAACCTGGGTCGAAGGCGAGCCCTTCCCCGAGGATCTCAAAATCCACATCGCTCAGGGTGGCATCATTACCGCTTGGAACGCTGCCTTCGAGTGGTCGATCTGGAATCTCTGCTGTGTTCCCAAGTATGGCTGGCCGCCTCTCCCTATTGGACAAGTTCGCTGCTCGATGGTCCGGGCTTACGCCATGGCGTTGCCCGGCGCTCTGGAGGACGCTGCACCGGCCCTGGGAGTCGATCAGCGCAAGGACGCTGAAGGCCACCGGATCATGCTGCAATTGAGCAAGCCGAAGAAAGACGGAACAATGTGGCGCCGGGACGCGGATTCCCTCGACAAGTTCTTCAAAATGTACGAGTACAATCGGCAGGATGTGCGGACTGAGTTGGCGTGCCTCGACCGCCTGATGGAACTCAGCCCGTCCGAATGCGCCTTGTGGGAACTGGACCACAAGATCAACAACCGCGGCGTGCTATGCGACCTGCCGTCTATCGAGAAAGCGATCACGATTGTCGAGGCCGAGCAGAAACGGCTGAACGGCGAGATGCTCCAAGTCACCGGCGGCGTGGTCGGCTCTTGCAACGAAGTGCAGATGCTCGGCAAGTGGATCAAGTCCCAGGGCGTCGAGATGGACGGCCTGGCCAAGGCCGATGTGCTGAACGTGCTGGCTGCGACGGACGAGTACCAGGTCATTGAAAACGAATTCGGACAAGCAATTGAGGTCATACCGCCGGGCATCTCGCTTCCTCCGGCCGTACGCCGTGCTCTCGAACTACGCCAGGAGGCAGCAAAGTCTTCAACCGCGAAGCTGGCCACCATGCTCAATAAAGCATCCGCTGATGGTCGCATTCGCAACATGCACCAATTCCACGCGGCGTCCACAGGTAGATGGGCTGGGCGCGGAGTTCAGCCCCAAAATCTTTTTAGAACCCGGCCCGGAATCACACAGGCAGATATTGAAGCGATGTTCTCGATGCTCTGTGACAAAGAGATGTTTGATCTCTTCTACGGGCCAAGTATGGCTGCGATTTCGGATTGCATCCGCGGAGTGCTGATTGCTGCCGAAGGTAATGAGCTGGTGGCCTGCGATTTTTCTGCTATCGAGGCACGTGCCTTGGCGTGGCTGGCTGGACAGGAGTCAGTTCTTGAAATCTTCCGTGGCCACGGCAAAATCTATGAGCATGACGCGGCCAACGTCTTCCACATACCTATAGATGAGGTCACCAAGGCCCAGCGTCAAATCGGAAAAGTTTTGCGACTCAGTATGGGCTACGAGGGTGGAGTAGGCGCTGGTCAAGCGATGGCCCGGACCTATGACGTTCACATTCCTGATGACGAATTTGATATGCTCAAGAAGGCTTGGCGCGCGGCCAACCGCCGCATCGTTCAATACTGGTACGCTCTCGAAGAAGCAGTTATTGGAGCGATGCGGGGCGGCGGTGTAACAAGCGCCGGTGCCCCCGGCCGCCAAGTGAAGTTCCGCAAGGCTGGCTCTTTCTTGTGGGCTCTCCTCCCTAGTGGTCGTGCTCTCTGCTACCCCTACCCTGAACTCAGGATGGTCATGACGCCCTGGGGCGAAGAGAAAGAGCAGCTCACCTTCATGACGGTCGTCGATCAAACTCAGAAAAAGAAAGCGAAGGCCCTCTCCGATCCAAATAGCAAGGGCCGCTGGCAGCGAGTTTCGACCTACGGCGGGAGCCTGGCCGAGAACATGACGCAGGCGATTGCGCGGGATCTGCTGGCCGACGCAATGGTGAAGATCGAAGCTGAGGGGTGCGAGATCGTCCTCCACGTTCACGATGAAGCCGTGGCAGAGGTGAAGCAGTTCCGCGCGCAGTATGCGTTGGAGCGGATGGAAGCAATCATGTCAGAGGCACCAGCCTGGGCGAAAGGTTTACCTTTAGCTGCGGAGGCTTGGAAAGGAAAGAGGTATCGCAAATGAGCGAGATGAACTGGATAACTGCCAAATTCGATTCAGAGTGCGCCGCTTGCACCCGTAATATTGACGCGGGCGAGCGCATTCTGTTCGATTTCGAGGATCGTGAAGCCCGATGCAGCAAATGCGGGGAACGAATCAAGCCTGATCCGAAAAAAGAGAAAGGTTTTCAATGATCTATCTTGCGACTCCGTATTCACATCCCGATAAGTGCGTGGAAGAATTTCGCTTTGAGCAGGCGTGCAAAATCGCCGGTGCTTTGATGGCCCAGGGACTTGTTGTTTTTTGTCCCATTGCGCATACGCACCCAATCGCCATGCGTTCCGATCTTCCTCGTGGCTGGATGTATTGGGCGGAGTTCGATGAGGAATTTATTCGCATGGCAGAAAAGGTTGTTGTGGCGAGAATGGATGGCTGGAGGAAATCGACGGGAGTCCGGGCTGAAATTCAGATCGCTCAGAAACTTGGCATCCCAGTTGAATATATAGATGTGGAGGATTGAAAATGGGAGCAGCGTTCAACAATCTGATGGAAGAAGAGAGTAAAGAGTCTTTAGCCAGGATGTGCTGTGGCCTGATGGATGAGATCGCTACGCTCAAGAAGCCAGTTAAGTCCTACGAATTCCTGAATCCTGATTTTCTCGAAGCGATGAATGACATCGGCCGCCCGGGCCATGAAGTCTACGGCGCCAACGCTATCGAAGTCGCCGAAAACAAAACGCGCGTGCTCCCGCGCCACCAGAAGGCGGAGATCCTGCACCACGCTCACCAGCACTTGTGGCTGTACGAGGACGGCGTG